CCACAATTCTAAAAAGTCTGCATAGATATTGTCTTTACGTTTAACAGTTTCTATACCTTTAAGTAATCCATATTTGTCTGCTAGTTTTTCAAGTTCAGTATATTTGATATACTGATTCCATAAAAATGTTGCATAAAGTTTTGGATCAATCGATCCGCTGAGTAGGATTTTCACAAAGCCACATCTTTCTGCTGCTTTGTGATGTTCCCAAGTTAACTCTTTAATGTTGCTCATTTATTAAACACGTCTTCTTCTACGAATTCTTCTGCGTGGATATACTGCGCCTGATCTAGGACGGCCTCTATGTGGTTTTGGATGTCTAGGTTTATCTACATTTCTAGAGCTCGGCATCCACAATACTAAGTTTGCAGCACCTTCTAAACTATTGTCAAAATCATAAGTTCCTTGAGGATCGTCGTACATTTGATCCGGTTTGCTGATAACTCGTAACATTTCTCTTGCTTGCTTTTGTGTCATGTCTGGATACTCTTCTAACATACAAGCAAGTATACCACAAACTTGAGGACCACTCATACTAGTACCACTTACTTTTGCATAGTAGTTGCCGCCGCCTCTATCTACTTTAGTTCTACTAGATGCATCTGGCATTGCACTTTGAATATAATGTCCTGCTGCAAAAATGTCAACATTTTCTCCAAAGTTACTGAAATAAACTCTCTGTTCTTTATCATTCAAGTGTACATTGGATAATGCACCGACACAAATAACAGCACTGTCTGTGCCATTGCCCGCACCTGCTGGTGTTTGTGGTCTATGATAATATGTATTACTTCCGCCTGTCGTTGTATAGTAATTATTATAGTAAGGATGATCTGAACTATACATAGGAACACGACCGTTTCCTGCACTAGCAACTACAATAATACCATCTGCTATTGCATCAACAATATCTGCATCAACTGCTGCTCGTTGAGATGTGTGTCTACCTGAGGTATTATATCCGTAACTTGCTAACTGTGTACTTGTAAATACACCGCCTGTAGAAGATTTTGCACTATTTTGTTCCCAAGTTATTTCGTATTCATTTGACGCATTTTCAAAAAATCTTAATTCCCATCTCATTCCCGGAGAGTCTGGTGTGTTCCTGTAATAAACTTCTGAACCTTCCCAAACAATTCTATATTCTCTGTTTGGTGCTGTACCTTCAACACCGTGCCATATACTATAACCTCGACGATCTTTTGCACCTATCATAATTTTAGGTAATGCCGGTACCGAAGGACTTATGATATATTGTTTCGAACCGCTTCCAAATGTAACAAAGCTGTTAGTTCCGACATGTATTGTACTGTATGTTGATCCTAAGTACTGTATACTAAACGGTAGATTTAGTGTCCACCAGCCATCGTCATTATTACCAGATGTTGGAGTACTGTCTGCTGTTAATCCTGATACGCTATCAATTGCTGTAAATGGTTGTGCTACAACTGATCCCGATGCGTTAGGATCTGCTGCTGGATTATCTTCTGTAAATTCTTCAAATTCATCATTTGCAAGATCGTCATTGAAGTTACTAAAGAACTGGCCACGTTCTCCTGTTGTAACAGTCCACGCTACATCAAATGTAAACTCATCACCGTCTGCAGGATAAGTTTCTACAATATATCTGATTGTAACATTTCCACTTGGACCAAAGAAACTAAATCCAAAGCCGCCAGTTAATTCAAAATCAATCTCTGGTCCTCTAACTGTTGTAGCAATAATTGCACCGTTGTTAACAATGCGTTTGATAATCATATAACTATCTTCACTGTTACAACTTGCTACAATTCTACTATTTTGTCTAACATCACAGGGTGTTAATATTGTAATTTCATAGTTATCAGCTGGATCAGTTTGTGTAAAACTAAATGTTTGGTTTGGAATTTTTTCCCATTCTTCTGGCCACGCTACCATTCTATCAATAACACTACTACTAGAACCTGATGTTGTAAATCTATTTTTACTATTTTCTGGATCACCTGCTCTAGCCACCACCTGACTTGTAGTGCTGTATGCGCCATAATATCCGTTATATTCAGTTGTTATATCTCCGCCCGGAGTATGTGTTGTTCCGTCATATGTAACCGATGCAATACTAGATGCTGAAGTAGCAAGACGACTATAACCCCAACTGTTGTTTACAATAGTAGGATTTTTGTAACCTGTAACAGGATTAATCGGCTTATTATTGTGAAATTCTCTTATGTAATCAAACGCAAGACCTGGACTAATACTGTTGTTCAAATCGTTGCCTTGAAAGTCTAGTGCAAAGAAATAAATGTTAGCATCTTTAGCCCATCCTTCTTCACGTCCTGCAACTGTTCCTGCACAGTGAATATTGTGAAAGTTTCCGCTTGTACCACGCTGTGCATATGTTCTTCCAACATGTGCACTGTCACCGACTGCAGAAGCATGTTGCCACCAGTTATAATCTACAACTCTAGTAACGCCATTTCCGTCTAAGAACTCTGTATGATCAGGTTGCCATGCTTGATCATCTAGTATTACAACATCTACATTTCTTCCTGTGTATTGATAATCGATTGTGCCATTAATAGTATCATTTGAAGAATCGAAATTATCGTTATTTTCTCCAGCAATATGTCTCCATAACCCCCATTGGTTATCGTTTGCCCTATTAGTACTTGACCTTGAAAAACTACCTGTTTGTGTAAACAATCTATCTGGAGGATTATCGTCAACTATTTCTACAAATTCTACTCTAGTATCATTTACAACTTCTAAGGCTTCTTGCGGAGTTAACATATAATGTGTAACACGACTTTTTGGTTTTCTTAAATCAACGTCGACGGCCCTGTTGGGAATAGTAATGCTTCCGCCTTCAGTTTCCATGTCGTTATAAAAGTCATCTAAGTCTTCGTAGTTGTGTAATACTACAGCATATTTGTGTAAGTTCATATTATGATTCCAATGGTAAAATAACTAAGTTAGTTGTAATTGTAGTAGTTGCACCAGATTTGTTTGTAATTGCAAGGTATACAGTATCAGTTACAGGACTTTCGTCGTTCCACCCAATGCTTGCTGGAGTAAACTTAACAGTAGTTGCACCTGTTGTAATAATTTCTGCGTGTACACCTGCGTCAGAATCTGGGTCGACCCCTTCTGAACGTCCGTTATCATTTGTTCTAGCACTTGCACTACTATATACTCTAACCCATGCTGCAGCATCTACTTCAATTGATAAGATACCATATGCTTTTGCAGCACTTGCAATATCAACATTATCTGTTGCAGCATCAGCAATACTAGCAGTTGTGCCAGTAACAGTTGCACGTGGACTTGCACCACCACCGCCGCCTGATCCAGTAACTTCGTTACCTCCTGCGGTTGTTCCATCACCAACGTATACTTTTTTAGTATCTGTTGTGTAGACTAGTTCGACTTCTGCAGGTGTAATTCCTGATCTATCTGCATCTAGTCCTCTTCTTAATAATAAAGCCATTTTCTTCTCCAAAGAGTTATTTTAAATATTTATATTGACCCAAGGTCAACTGTTATTGCACTCGGTGCAGCGTATGAACCCATATCAATATCGGATCCTAGAGATAATAGATATCCTGTTGCACTAGTATGATAGTTTGTATCTACATAACCGAAGTCAAAACTTTCAACAGAATTACCACCAGTACCATTTAAATTTACCCATTCACGAGTAGCAAGTGTCCCATCTTCATCGGGAAGTATAACGTTCCTGTCTGCTGTTGCTTGATTTGCTTGTAGTTTTATTTCGAAGTCGTCAGGAACAGTGCCTTCAAAAATTAATTTAGTCTGCTGCTTAATCCAAATATTGCCTGTAGGATAAAATGCAATGTCACTACCACTATGAATGTCTAGATCGTCACCAACTGC